TTTTTTGCTGACATCAATGGTTTGATTCCTGTTGATGATGATTATAGAAATTTTTGTCCTGCAGGATTTTTGAAATGTAGAGGTCAAATACTTCAAGCTGACCAATTTCCAGCTTTAGCCGAAGTATTGGGCACTGGTGCTCAATGTATATACAGAAAGACTGATACCATTTTAGAAGAGATTGGAGAAGATGGCACAGGAGGCACATTTCAGTTGCCAGATTTAGGTAGTAAATATATCACTGCTTCCAGTAATCCTGGTCAATATATCAATTCTACTACTAAAGATTCTGATAATAATGTTATCGATAGAGCAGGTGTTGCTGTAACTTTAGATGCAGCATCAGATGTAGTTGAATTTGGATATGACGGAGAGTTTTCTGCTCCTGCAGTAACATTAGATTTTACTGGTCAATGGAGATTTAAATCTCCACCATCTAGATCACCTGAAACTAGTTTATCTATAGGTAATTTTGTTGCTCACGGACACGATGGTACTTATACCATTGGTAAAATGATTAACACAAACAACCAAGCGATGAAATCTTGTAGATGGGGTGGTATGGCATATTTCTGGCCCCTTATCTGTAGTAAATCAGGACAGTTTAACAAGGGAGATAAACAGGCAGGCGTAATACACCAGACGATTACTTTCGACGATGCTGGTGAGGATACAGCACATGATCATCCGTTAGGTAGTCCATCTGTTTGGACAAATGGTCCGTTTAGCACAATTCCAGCAGTTACTCTTCCATCCTCTAGTCTAATCACAAATGTAAATGTGAGGACTAGAGACCTTGCCAAAATGGATGATATTTCTCCAAGATTTATTATCGCAGAATACCTAATTAAATTCTAAAAACATGGCAATTGTAATTACCAGTCTAACACCAACATCTCCAACTACTCCAGCTGGTAGTAGTATTGCATTTAGTATTACCGCATCTGATAATGTTGGATATGCTGTAAGTTATGAATGGCAGTATTCTACGGATGGAGCAAATTATAGCTCTTCTGGTCTTTCAAATAATACTAGCAGCAGCTATGATACGGGACCATTAACAGTATCTCAAACTGGACTTTACTTTAGATGTGTTGTTAGCACTTCTACAGAGGTAGTAAATAGTAATGAATATTCTGGTATTGGTGACAGAATAGTCTCTGTCTATCAAGACCCTAGTATTATTGCGTTTGTTGATTCTTCAGTAGATTTCTTTCCGACATCGCAAGTTAAAACGGTTGGAGATACTCTAGTCTTAACAGTTACCTCATCTCTTGCAAATGTTGATATTACAAATAATACATTAGTTAGTAATTTAGGTTTTCAATGGCAATATACTGATGACTCTGGAAGCACTTGGTATGATATAGTTGCAGGTGGTGATACTTCTGTTACAAATACAGTTTCTCTGATTACTAGTGCAACAACATATATGAAATACTCAACTTTGAGTATTGCTAATATTACAGTTGCTGAGAATTTATACCAATATAGAGTAAGAATATCTTATACGGGAGCAATAAACACCCCAGTAGATACATCTGTTTCACAATTAATTATTGACCCAGTAATTAATATTATTCAACAACCTGGAGTTAATGCATTAGATACACAAATTACAGATTGTTATAAAACAAGCATTGCAGATAGTGGTGATGTAAGAGTATCTGTCAGTGCTTTGACTACAGCAGGCAGTGGATTGACATTTTCGTGGGAAGTTAATTTTTCTGGTCCTGGTGGCACTGGTGAGTGGTATACGGTAGACGAAATTACAAATTCTTATATTTTTTCGTTAAAAACAGGGACAACTGCTGCTACTGATGTATTAGAATTAGAGAGGTTTATTTACTATGAGAGACCTGGATTTAGATGTGTAATTTCTGGTGCTGTAGGAGAAGCAACAGTAACTACAACACCACATTATATTTACATGACAGACGTGCAGGGTACGGTTGATATTCCTGTTACTACATATGATATCGAGGAAGATAGATATGGTGATACTATTGACAGAGACATATATGTAAATGACCCTGTACAAGTAATTGGTATTACTGCAACACAGGATATACAGAGAAATACTGGTCAGAATGGCAATAATACTTATACATGGCAACGCCAAGATCCAGGGTCTTCTACTTGGTCAGATTTAGCAGATCCTGCTCCAGTATCAACTACGACAACAGATGCATTAACAGGTTATACACAGTTTCCAACTACTCTTGATCCAGTAGAAATAGAAACCTCTATTGAAACACCACCTCTTCGTGTATCTGTTGATGATGGTGCAAAATATCGATTAAAAGTAGAATCTTCATCGGTATTTACTTTAAGTGGAGGAAATAAAGTAATTACTCCATATTATTCAGATGAAATTACTATTAATGTCTATCCAACAATTTATGTAATCAACCAACCAGGAAATGCTTCATCATATCCAAATTATTCGATTAGTTTTTCTGTAAGTGCATCACCTTCTAGTGGTAATCTTAATGATATCACATATCAGTGGCAATATAATACAACTAATAATGCAGCTACAGGATGGGCAAATATTTCTAATACATCACCATATATTGGTGTAACCACTAATTTATTAGAAATTAATCCAGTGCCTATCAATCTTTCATATGGATATTTTAGATGTGTATTAAGCATACCTAATCAACTATCATCTATAACTACAAATGTAGCATATCTTACACTAAAGAGAGATTATTTCACAGCAGTATCATCGTTGAATGATATTATTGTTAGACAATTTGATAATCACATCTTTAGTATTACTGCATCTTCAGTTTCTGCTGGTCCAATTAGTTTTCAATGGGAGAAGAGTTTAAACTACAATCCAGAAAATAATACTGGCACATGGACAAATATTTCTGGAGAAACAACTTCTAATCTTACTCTATTGAGTATTGGTCCTAGTGATGATGCATTTTATCGTGTTAGATGTGAATCATTTGGCGGAGAAATAGTATATGGTAATGCTGCAAAACTTACTATGAAGGAAGTTAATGTTACTATTGTCACCAATATTACAACTTCTATTTCTGTATTGGAGGGGACAGAAGCAGAATATACTTTTGAATGTGAAGGATTATCTTCAATTAATACAGAAGTTGAATATCAATGGGAAATCAAGAGAACTACTGATTCATCATTTAATCCTATTGGTACAGGATTTAATAATAGTATTGATACTAATAGAATATATGTCTTAAGAGCACTTGATACTAGCACAGATAATGGTGCCAAGATTAGATGTAGGATGATAGCACCAGATGTCCCTGGACAAGTATACACAAATGAATGTACAGTAACGGTTACTAGAAGATTTACTTATTTTGCTGATACAGCAACAAAAACAGTAACTATCGGAGAATCTATTACACTTGATTTAAATCCATTTTTTACAGGTGGTACTCCATCGTATTCATGGGAGAGAAATGGTGCTTCTTTAGGAGAAACAGGGTCTACTCTAACTATACCAAGTATTGATTCTTCGTATAGTGGGGCATCTTATAGATGTTTAATTACATTAACTGATTGCACAGAGCATAGATATTCTAGAAATAATGTAGTTTATACTAATACAGTATCTGGTCCTACTTATACAGCAACTATTACATTTTCTACTACTACAGCACCATCGCAACCAACATATTATTCTGATGAAACTGCTAAAACTGGAGCAGCAATAGGAACAGTAATTTGTGTTGCTAAACCACCAGGATATGTTAATGATGCAGCAGCTGCTGCGGATGATGTTAATAACTGGGATTTATCTAGATTCCCAGGTTATCTTCCACTGAAAGGTGATTCCTATAGTGTGACAAATTACCCTGAGTTAGCAAGAATGTTTGGCACCAAATTTGGTGGGTCTATCAGTGGCACCTTCCCAAATTTCAGTGGCACATTTAAATTGCCAGAGACATATGGTAAAAGAATGATGGGTACTGGTAACGTAAATAACAATGCTGGGTCTGTATCTGTTGTCCCTGATTTCGATGCAGCTGGTGTTTCTGGTGGCGATAAAAATGTCCCTGGAAGTATGGGTGGTGTCTTTAATTATGTTAAGTCTGCTCAGTTGCCACCAGGGTCTCCTGGTCTTTCAGGTCTACCTGATGGTACTGCAGATGGATTTACTAATGCCGCAACATTTAGTATCGGGTCTTATCAAACTACAGGTGTAGAAGATGTAACTGCTTTTGCACAACCATCATTTTCTGGTATTCTAATATATGCAGTAGAACCGCCTGGTCCTGCTTTCACAGACTTACCATCTCATAATCATATAGCTGTTGTTGCAGGGTGGAGAGAAACACAACCTCTTAGTAGTGCATCTTGTTTTGGTACTTATCCAAAATTAAATGGCGGCACATTTCTTTTCACTCAATCGGGATCAGGACAACTTAATGTTTCTACAACAACACTTGGTGACATTCATTCCCATGTAATAGACTCTGATGGGCAAAATGTTCGCGATATGGTAACAGATGCTGGTATGGGCATCAGTGATACTACATTAAGATTTACTGGTGGTAATGCATCTATTATGAATAATAATATGGGATTTTTCTTTAGAAATAATGAGAAAATTCCTATCAATGCTCCATATTTTAGATTAAAGTATTTGATTAAAGCATACTAAATAATTTTACAAAAAGGAAAACCGATGTCCACAAAATCACAACATCGTGTGGTGTCTCTTAAGTTACAACGAAAGAGATATCCCGCAGAATTAGTAGAAAGATATATTCAATATCGCGGAAGTAAGTTAGACCTTACTGATGCACTGTATGATGAACTTCTAGAATTAATTCCAGAAGTTTGGAATACGGATAAGGATAGACTAACACAATTTGTTGTGTTTGAAGACAATACATATATGTCTGTAAGATGTAAAGACATCTACAATTTCTCTAGAAAAGAGAGTGAGCAGAAAACATATTTCTATGATGCTGCTACTGACGAGCAGGTCGCAGAAATGTCTAAAATTGTGACAGATTTCTTTGGTGTTAAGAAGATTGCTGAAGTTGGTGATTTTTATGATACTGTAATGACAAACTTATCTGACATGTCTTACATGAAGCAGAAACTAAAAAATATGAGGACAGATGCATTATTTCAATCTGACTTTATGTTTAATAGTGATTACACTTTTAGTGACCCTGATGTAGAGCAAAAGTGGAAAACATATAGGCAAGAGTGGAGAGACATTACATCAACAGATGCATGGACAAATAATAGTTTTGTTGATATATCCGTCCCTATTGCACCAGTACCTATTGTAACTTTTGAAATTCTGCTATCTGAGTTGAAAAATAGTTTGTCAAATGTATCAGTAACTGATACGCTACTAAATGATATGGCAATCTCTTTTGATTGTGTAGAATATGAAAATGTTGCTAGAAATTTTGGTGCAATTTCATTCAAACTTGAGATTTTGAAGACTCTAGCAAAACTAAATATTCCATTTAATTCTAATATTGGCGAACCACAAAACACAGCAGAAGATATTAATGAGATTGAATTGGGTCTATCAAAATTACAACTTATCCCGATGGATATCTACACTAGATATAAAAGTGCTCAAGATATTGAAGATGAATCTAGTCCTGATACGATGAAGTCTATTATAAGTGACCAACTTGATTCAGTTGATTTGAAAATTGAAGCAATTAATGCTAAACTAGTAGAATATAATGTAGGATATACTATCGCGGACATCATGACAAAATATGTAGAAGATACTAAACTACAAGCTGCTCAACATGATTTAGATGCAGCTGCAGAAGCATTAGTAAGAGAGGTTGAAGGAGAATGATTACTTCATATAACACAGATTTTTTCTACCCAATTGATTTGATGCATCAACTTTCAAAAAATGCTGGTAAACCAGTTATGCATTTGAAAGTTGATGGTAAGAGATCTGATGAAGTTTGGGAGTTTTATTGGAATAAAGCAGATAATACTGTTGTTTCTAGTTTAAGAGATAAAGGCGAGGTTTATTGTTATTTTCAAACTATTCAGCAAGCAACTGATGCTTTTAATGAGTGGTTTCCTCAAGAAAGTGACTTGCAAGATGATGAAAAGCAATTTTATGTTGCTGTTGAATTAGTTGATGTAAATAGTGGAGCACATTTTGTAAATGGCGAAAAAGTATAAGTATAAATTTTTAACCAAAGAATTAGGTCAAATAACGAATACGTTTGCTGAAAATGGAGTTACATTATCATTTGATGAAAGAGATGAATATGTTACAGCATTAGAAAAAATTGCACCTATCATATATGAATCATATGATAGGTATTTAAAATTTATAGAATCTAAAGAGAGAGATTGACATCCTCTCTTTTTTGTTATATACTGTCAAGGTAGCGACTAAATCATGATGCACTACGACAAGATGATGAATAGCATCTCAAAAGAAATCTATACTATCTGGGAAAATGATGTATGGAATGATGAGGTAGTAAGAGATAAATCTTATACTATTCTGAAAATAGTCGAAGAGTTTCAACAGTCACGATTATATCGGAAAAAACAACAATGGAGAGCGAGTGACTAATGGCATTATCTAAAACGGTTGAAGAATCACTTAACGAAGCATCAGCACATCTACGCAATGCATTAGCATTCTCTGCTAGACAGGAGCGTCCAGTTGTTTGCACACAAATTGTTAAGTGTCTTAGTGATATTGAAAGCATTGGGTCGTTTGAGAATATTCTGGATACACTTGATAATAGAATCTCAGAGATGGAAGAATGAAGACTATGAAGTGCAATGACAAAGTTAAATTCTTAGGTTGCACAGTAGAGCAGCAACGATGGGGAAACAATGACTTTCCACCATGTATTGTTGGTCATGTTTATACTGTGACGGATGTTGAAGTCCATTCACAGCATACTAAAGTATCTTTAAAAGGTATGGTGGGTAAATTTAATTCTGTTTGCTTTTTGCTTGTAAATCCCAATGAATATGAAACTAATTGACCCATCATTACTCTCACATGTAGAGGTATTGGATAAAAAATCAGATACTAAAGGTTTTGGATAATATTATTACAGGAGACAAAATGCAAGGTGATGCTAAAACTACAATTTCATATAAACGTGAAGGATTTTCTGCTCTAGCAGATTATCGTCCACTTCTAGAAGTGGAGATGTCTATTGACAGCACGGACGAAACCGTGTATAATATGCTTGACTTCTATCGATCGTATCTAATCGCTACTGGTTATGCCGAAGAAAACTTCTACGAAGCCTGTTACAAACTCACGGAAGAATACGAGATCAAAAACGTCAAAAAAGAAGAAACTAGAGGCCACCACAGACACCGCTTGGGAGAAACTGGCATCGACTCAGAAAACTTCTCTTTCAAAGACAGAAAAGAAACCGTCTGAGACATCAGATAAGTTTCCTTGGGAATCTTTTCCTATCCGACTTGACATCAAGCAGCAGAAACGTGTATGCTGGTTTCAGTGTAAACACCACCTGAATAAACTAATCCTACGCGAGCAACTAACACCAAAAGACTATATTATTAGCACTAATGGTGTTGATTTGGTAGGACTTCCTAAACCTAAGCGTAGGAGAAAAACAAAATGAAACTGAGAGTAACCATGAGACAATTCGTTGACAGTAAAGGCAATACTTGGGAATGGGAAGAGACTGAAGAAACTCGCCAAGCACTCAAGCAACTGCACAAAAGCAGTGCAGAAAGTAAACTAAACAAACCACCTTCCAAACCAAACAAATGAAAACTCTTACACTAGAAGACTACCAAAAGGCAGGAGAAACATTCTGGCCTAAGTATTGGTATATCGCTAAAGAATTGGGTGAGGATGCTAAACCTGAGCAAGTCCTCAAAGTTATGGAAGCGATTGGTGGTGTCGCATTGAAAACAGCACTAGAAGAAAAACTATCAGGACCATTTGGATTTAATAAGAAGAAATATGACGGAGACACAGAAACAGCAGAAGCGGAAACCGACGCTCCAGGACTCTCTTAGTCCTAATAATACTGTGGTATTGTTAGTGGAAAACTGTAATCTTAATAATTCATAATTTAATACTAAAGAGAAACTTAAGATATTTTGGTTTTTGAGGATTTCCTGATATTATAGATAAAGTCCAGACCAAGTTTTCATGTCCTCCAAAAAATTCTCAACTCAATCACTTTCTATCGAAGAGCAGAAAGAAATGAAAGCACTTCGTGAAGCAATCGCCCTATATCCAGCATCTGTCCATCCAGATAAAATGGAGAAATACACTGAATACCTTGTGAGGTCTATGGCAGCATGAAAAAAACTGAATTACTAGCACAAATTGAATTTCTGGAGCAAAGAGTTACTGTTATTGAAAGGGAAAATTCTGGCACTAATAGTGCATTGTATGAGATTGAAACACGTCTTCAATCTCAACTTGATGCATTGACTAATTATACTATGCTTACTCGCGAGAAAATGGAGAAAATTGATGGAGAATGATTCTTTCAAAGTGATAGAAACTGAAGACGGTGGACTAACATTATCTTGGGACCAAGACGACCCAAACTGGTCATGGGCGAATGACTTGACAGAGGAAGAATTGAAGCGTATAATTGCAAAAGCAATCCAAGAGGCGACTGACAATGCCTGACGAAGCATACACTGACATGGAAATGGACTTGATGATGGCATCTGCTGATGCAAAACAATGGCAAGAGAGGTATTACGCAGTCAAGAAAACGTATGAGAACTTGCTTGATGACTATGAGCGATTGCAAAACATCTATGTAGAAACTGAGGATGAAATGACTGAGTATCGTAATAGTTTCCTCAATGAATCTATCAGGCACGATAAAGACATGCAAGAGGTTAAGGCACGATTATCGACACTAGAGGCAATGATGAGGTCTGCTAATGGTTGAGGGGTTGACACCCCTCTTTTTTTGTAATATAATTATTCCATAATCAATTCTACATCATGTCTAACCACATCCGCGTCATTGATGCTGTCACCTACGATTTCAGTGACTTCGATGTCACTTGGCAATTCATCAATGATAAACTCCCTGGTTTTATTCAGGAGACCATTGATACTTTCGTGCAGTCTCGTAAGCGTCTGCGTGAGGGACGAGAAACCTATGAATCTTATCTACGACGTATTGAAACTGACCCTAAGCAGCAAACACAGGCAGTCACAAAGCGTCTACAATATGATATTAACGACGCACTAGATGACCTGATTGAGCATTACAATCTTCAAGGTATTATTGGTGCTGGTGCAGGTAGTGGCAAGGATTACATGCACTTGCCAACTGAAACTCCTATCGAATTGAAAACTTCAGGTGGTGATGATGGTGCTATTGCTTGTCTGGGTAATCTCAGCAGCAGTGTAAAGGTAGATGATACTATCGTCATGCGATTCAAATTGACTGGCAATCGTATCAGTCATTGGCAACAGTTTCGTATGAAGAAAAGCAGTGACAAGTGGAAGAATTACAACCCTGTCCGATACAAACGAGATAAGAAGACTAAGCAGTTTCTTCTTGACTCTAAAGGCAACAAGATTCGCCAGGACAGCAGTTATTCTAGTCTGAAAGCACAAGTTACAGACAAAAACGATATTGTGTGCTATTCTGGTAGCATCGCCCTCAAAGACCTCTGGATTTACTACATCAAAGAAGAAATCAATGCTTGAATTAAACACTGTCTACAATCAAAACTGCATTGATGGTATGGACTCCATGGATGCAGAATCTGTTGACCTATGTGTTACATCACCACCATATGATGACTTGCGGACATACAACGACAGCAGCAAGTGGGACCACGAAGTATTCAAACGTGTTGCTAAATCACTCACCCGTGTGCTCAAACCAGGTGGTGTAATCATGTGGAATGTTGGTGACGCAACCATCAAAGGTGGTGAGTCTGGTAGTAGTTTCCGTCAAGCACTATATTTCATGGAAGAGTGTGGATTGCGTCTGCACGATACTATGATTTACGAAAAGTCTGGTATTGCATTTGCTGCTGGTCCACATAGTGTGCGTTACTCACAAGCATTTGAGTATTGTTTTATTCTGTCCAAGGGCAAACCTAAGACAGTCAATATCATCATGGACAAGAAGAATAAGTGGGCAGGTATCTCCTCATGGGGCAATGCTAAAGCACGAAAGAAGAGTGGAGAGTTGGAAGATGCTGGCAAAAAGAGTAAAGCAACGCGAGAGTTTGGTGCTCGTACTAACATCTGGCGAGTCATCAATAGTGGTGGTTTCGGTCAGTCTTCCAAAGAAGCATACAAGCATCCTGCAACAATGCCAGAGGCACTTGCGCGGGACCACATCATCACTTGGAGCAACCCTGGGGATGTTGTTATTGACCCTTTTATGGGCAGTGGGACTACTGCTGCAATGGCAATTGACCAAGGACGTAATTACATTGGTTTCGAGATTGACGACGAATACTACAACCTATGTCAGTCACGTCTTAAGACACTAGGAGCAAATCTAACTTCATTCTTTGAGACTACTTAACTATGACTAGAAATACTGTAAGAGATGGGGAGATATCTGAGTATACATTTGCTTACAAATGTTCTGTTGAGCATGGATACATGGTTAGTAAACCTCAAGGAACTACTGATTATGATTTGGTTGTAGATGTAAACGGACAGTTATACAAAGTTCAAGTTAAATCTTCTAGAAGAGGCAATGGTAACTGTATGATATGTCAAGGCACTAATGGACAAGGAAATACGGGGAGGGGTAAATATCCTTATCCAGAAAAATCTATTGATTTTTTTGCTATTCATGATGTTATTCCTAATGAATGGTATTTGATACCTAGAAAGAAGACAGGGGAAGCAAAACAACTCAGACTCTCTTACAAAAGCGAAGGTAAGTATACCAAATATAAAAATAACTGGGGATTCAATGATTATTGATTACGACTATCAGAAAGTAGAGCAATGATATTATGGTATGAAACATGATACTAAAGCAAGAGTAATAGGTAGTATTGGTGTTATCACTGCCTATTTTATTATACTCCATGTGAATATCTTACTAGGTGTAAGTATTCAACTCATCTCTGATTTGATTAGTGTGCCCTATTTTATACGCACAAAAGCATGGGACGTTGTAATCATGCTCTCGTTTCTCCTCGTAATCAGTCTCTCAAAACTGACCACCTCGTGAAGTGTCCACTATAGCGGCACAGCACCCCAAAACCGTGTATATTAAGAGAGTCAAACAAACACACCTCATGCAACTCACAAACTCTACTACAATCGTTGACTTCTATCCTGAGGCATTTATTGCTGAAGAAGATGGTGTTATCGTTAAGCGTTTCCAGAAGCGTGTTACTTTCCGCGTTAATGGACAGAAATCCTACAGCACTGTGACCATGCTCACCGCTAAGAATGAGTGGGCAGAGCGTATTGCTAACGGTGCTGAAGTTACTGACTACAACACCGATCAAATGCCTCGCTCTGAGTATGCTCCCATGGCATGTGTGGGTTAAGTAACACTGAGGGCTGCACAGTATCAGCGTAAGACCCTCAACTAAATATAAAATTCACTTCTCACTTTTTGAAACATGACTTTTATTGTAAAACTTTACGTTGCTGGCACAGTATTTGAAGAGGAAGTTATTGCTGCCAATCCACAAGATGCGCGACGTACAGCATTAGCCCGCAATCCTAGCGCAAAAATTATGGGTGTTAATGTTAAGTTTTCGTAGACACTCCACAGACTGTCCACTCACCTGCTCCATACTCTCCATACTCTGCTATGATTGCTGTAACAACAACAAAGGACATGACCACCGAAACCTTCGCTAACTTCGTTGCCACTCAAGATGCTCGCAATGAGATTCAACTCAACGTCCGTAAGTATACGTTGATGCTGTGTGATGCTCTCGTAGATAATTTCAAGTCTCGCAATCATGGTAAAATCGGTCGTCATGATGCTCCCGTGTATAAGTTTTACATTGAGGAAGGACGTAAGTATCTCAAAATCCTCATGGAGACTGATAGTGGGTCACGCAGTATCCACGCATTTGTTGATAAGAAGACTGGTGAAGTTTACAAAGCAGCATCATTCAAAGCACCTGCTAAGGGTGTGCGCTTCAACCTGCTAATCATTAAGCAGCGTGAATGGTTGCTGGAGCACGCTGACTGGGCTGGTGGTTACCTCTATGCCAGGTGAGGTAGTGGCACACAGAGCGTCCACAGGGCGCTCCCATGCCCTATAATTACAAAGTAATCGAGAGACACACCAGTGACCACCACCATCGTCAAGCACTGCTACTACAAGGTTTCAATCGACACCGTGGATGCTCCGCAGCAACCCATCGTGTATTTCCGCAAGGAAGGCAAGTGTACGACTGCTAAGGGCGCTGATAGGCAGCACAATCGCATTGTGAGCGAGACTGTGGAGCACTGGAGACCATTCTCTCAGCAGATTCGTCGCTACACTGTCTCCCGTGTGCCAGCTGACGTAGTGGTCAAAGGGGACATCCGCAACGCCTGATAGGCGCTATAATTACAAAGTAATCGAGAGACACACCAGTGACTACCACTGCAACTTACCGAATCAATGTAACTCAAGAGTGTGGTAATGTGCTCACTTATATGAGGACAATGCCCACACGACCTAAAACACAAAAAAGTATCAAGGCACACAACACCAAATTAGAAAATTGGGCAAAGACTGTGTGTTATAATTGGAAAGAAATTGACGTAACTCTTTTACCGAAATCTTCTAAATAACAATGCTTGATATGTCATGGCATCCATGGTATGATGCCTGTAAGGCGCGTGAAATCGCCTGTAACGCCTCTCAAACTTACTTGACAATGCAACCCATCACTGCTACACTAGTTACTCCTCCTAAGTCTCTCCCAATGAATTATCTCGCTATTGGTGATGATGTTTATTTCATGCGTGATGGGGCTCTGCACTGTCGCTCAGAGGGTCAAACCTTTGAGATTGATGATGCTGACATGGACGAAGACACGCTAGAGTATTATGCTCATCTGCAATACTACATGTCACAGATTGAAGCACTGACTCAAGAGTACACCGACGCTATCTGCACCAAATGAATCTCATCAAAGAAGACATCGAATCAATCCTCCCTGATTTGACATGGGAAGACTTCACTCTGGAGGGTGATGTTTATGTCACCAAGTATGTGCCTGAGTTTGATGATAAAGACAAACGAAATCGTTATCTTCGTCTAAGAGATAAGTATCCATCAGATTATGCTGCTGCTCTTGTCTCTAAACTACCTGAAGGTGCAAAGTTACAATCTTATGACCACCTTCAAATGAAACTCATCGTTACTCAGTAAATTATCATGAAAACTTACGACAATCTTCCTTCATCTGCTATTGACCGTGTTATCATTGATAACAACACTAATCAGGTGCAGGTAGTTTACAAATCATCCGAAAAGAGTTATACTTACAGCACAGAGGATGCTGATTCGTTTGACCAGCAATTTCTGTCTGAGTTTGATAGTCAGGACTTCTCTGTAGGTAAATTTATCAACAGTAATGTGAGTCAGGGTAACCTCACTCTCTTGACTGATTGATAACTCTAAATAAAAACGTCATTCACATTTGACATTTAACAATGGGCAAAACATTCAAGAAGTATAACAAGTCTCAGACCGACATGTCGGCCGACAACGTAAAAGACATTTATGCGGACGACTACGAAACATTCGGTTATGATGTGCAAAATGCACGTCGTAAAAACAAAAACAAGAAAGTTTCTAAGTTTAAGGATTATGATGCTTATGATTGACTCTCATCAGTAATACTTATCATTGCACCCCTTGACGGGGTGCTTTTTTTGTGCCATAATACATGTATTGAAACGCAGTCACCATGCAACTTCGCGACCACCAGCAGCAAGCACTTGACGCTCTCGCTACTGCTAACAAAGGACAGGTATACTGCCCGACTGGTGGTGGCAAGACACCCATCATGATTTTTGATGCGAAGCGTAACTTTGACAATGGTGCTAATACTATTGTTGTTGTAGCACCACGTATTCTGCTTGCTAATCAACTCTGTGCAGAGTTTACAGAGTTTATCACCAATGCAGAGATTATGCATGTGCATAGTGGTGAGACACACTACAATTCTACTACTAAATCCGACAAGATTGCATTACATGACGCTATTTGCAAAACAGCAGGGGTCCGTCAAATCATCTTTACAACCTATCATTCGCTACCGAAAATCATCAACGCAGGCATCAACATCGATGTGGTATATTTTGATGAAGCGCACAATGCTGTCGGTCGTCATTTCTTTATTGGTGTTGCTGCTGCCTCCCTCTCCGCTAAGAAAGCGTATTTCTTTACTGCTACACCACGTACTTCGCGTAACCCGCACTCCCGTGGAATGAATAATCAGGAGATTTATGGTAACGTGCTATGCAATGTGCCTGCTCCTCATCTTATCAGCAATGGTAGTATTATTCCACCACAGATGGAAGAGTTTAACTTTGATGTAGACTACACCAAAGCAAACGCACATGAAATCAATGCTAATACTATTGTAGAGATTGTCACTAACACAACCAACAATGAGAAAGTATTAGTAGCAGTGCCATCAACCAAGGTGCTTGCTAACATCATCGGTCACACTGATATTCTCAAGCGATTGGATGACCTAGGTTATGACGTGTTACATATCACATCTAAACTAGGTGCTTATGTCAACAAGACTAAGGTCAATCGTGAGGTATTCTTTGACACACTCACTGCCTACGGTAAAGACAAATCGAGAAAGTTTGTGCTATTCCATTACTCTATTCTCTCTGAAGGTATCAACTGCCCAGGTCTCACACAATGTATCTTGCTACGCAATCTTAACATCGTAGAGATGGCACAAACAGTCGGAAGAGTAATCAGAATGTCAACCACAGACATTAAGCGTATACAGAATGGCACACTAGCAGCAGGTGACCTCAACAACTATACTAAGAGTTACGGTTTCGTAACTGTCCCTACCTTTGGTAAGCGTAACCAACACACAGTCAAGAGATTGCAAAACGTTGTTGATGCTATCTTTGTCAAAGGTATTCCACCCACTAGCATCGTTGCCTAATGAATACTATCTACTATTATCCTCATCTACCACATATACCAATAGAGAAACACCCACTGTTTGATTTAATGTATCCACTGGACCTAACAACTCCACCACATCAATCATACAAATCAAACATGACTCTATGTCCTGCTATGTCAACATATGACCAGCACACATACATCATCAGGTCACCAATCTCTTTCAATTTAAAATACTCTAACAACAAATGGACATCACCTCCAGCATCACCAGAGATACAAGAGATGCTCATGCTAGAGGAAGATAACAAACCATATCTACAACTTGCAACATACTATCTCTTCTGGTCCGATAAGAAAACAAATACAAAAATATTTCTAACTGACCCACCATTATATGAAGTAAACCATACACCTTCATACTATGTTACATCAGGTATGATACCCATTGGTGAATACACACGTAATACATCAATAGGATTAGTGCTCAAACCTAACAACAATACAATCAAAGTAGAGAGAGGACAAGCACTAGCAGCAATCACATTAGTAGGAGATGAAAGGATACAACTAGTCAAAAAGAAACCACCACAGCATATACTAGATGAAAACATTCGTAATGCAGGTAAACCTAAGTATTGTCCTTATCTAATGACTAAGACGCTATTTGCTAGGTGGTTACAATAAGTATGTGGACTAGCACACTATAGAGTATAACTGAGTTTTCCACAGGGTTGTGGATAACTTTACGGATGACTGTGGAAAACTTGTGGATAATTAAAAAGGTTTAATTAAATATACTTTGGGTTTCTATAAAGAGGAGAAAGGTTGAGATTTTTAGCGATCTTAGCACATATGGTATCGAAAGTCAAGGAAAAACTCAGAAACTTCAAAAATTGTAATATTTGACTTTTTTCGGTTTTTGAGTTATAATAAAAACTGAGAAAACTCAAAAAACTCAGAAACTCAAAAAACTTGGAAACTCAGAATTTTTCATAACTTATAACTTGAAGTTTTTTGACTTTTTCAGTTTTTTTGAGTATTTCAGAGTTATAATTTGTTATAATCTCAGTAATTAACAGAATATATGTTAGTTTTTAACACAATTTCCACAAGAAAGTAATACTTTTCCACAAGATATAAAGAGAAAAGTATTATAAACACTGGAAAAGTGTTATAAACTGTGGAAAAACTATTGAATATTATAATAAACTATTCATAAACTATTGTCAAATCAGTATATCTTATCCATAACAATCGATAGATAAGTGATAAGTGATACTTATACTATATTACTTGACAGCAGAGGTATTCTGTGCCATACTAGTAGTATCAAAGCAATTCAAACTGATTATGATTATTGATTATAACTATCAAAAAGTAGAAGTGCCTCAAGAAATTGTAGAGTATTGTGATCACTTTACCGTTGATGCTGATCGTAACGAATTGCGTTATTTGGATTGCGTTTACATGAATATGGGTTATTATGGTAATGATCCAGATAAACTGAAAGAAATGCGGCAACGCATCTATCCCATCTTTGAATAAATTATAAAGTAATAACAAGGTAGGGTGTGCCAGTTGAGGAAGTGTCCACTTAGGGGTTGTCAACCTGCCCCTATGGTATATACTAACATTGTTGTCACCCAAACCTCATGCGTAAAGTTGATTCCCAGATGATCACTGCCATTCGCAGTCATCTCCCATTCTCTAAGGGCAACCGCCAAGTGATACAGCATGATAATGGAAGCACTTCTGTTTACTTTCATGGTCATCTTATTGCTGGA